GGCTGAAGCGTACAAAGAGTTAGAGAATAAGCTAGGCGGTAATGACTTACCACCAGAGATGGCATCTAACGAGGCTCTACAACAGTATGCTAATAACTTTGCCGAGAATGGTGAGTTAAGTGAAGATGATTACGCAGGTCTATCTAAGATGGGTATTGCTCGTGATGTTGTAGATACATATATTCAAGGACAGATGGCTATGCAAGATGCAGAAGTCCAGGCTGTTTTCAATGAGGTCGGAGGCTCTGCTGTTTACCAAGATATGGTGCAATGGGCTGCTGATTCATTATCCCCTGAAGAGGTGTCCGTATTTGATGCGGATGTCCAATCAGGTGACAAGGTTCGTGCATTAAACGCAGTTCGAGGATTGCAAGCACGATACTCACAAGTCGTAGGTATAAAGCCTACATTAGTCAGAGGACATACACAAGGGTCAGGTACATCAGCGTACAGTTCACTAAGTGAAATGAAACGTGATATGGGCGATCCTCGTTATCAATCTGACCCTGCCTTCAGAGAGCAGGTCACTCGAAGACTCTCTGTCTCTAATATCATGTAATGGTATTGGAAACCTAGAATTGAGCGTAAGTGTTTAGCCCTCCGAGGAGGACAACTTTACGGCCTAAGCAATATTCTATTCTTTAACATTTTTTTTTAACACGCCAAACCCATAGGAGGTTTTATGGCACTTTCAACATCACGCTTAGGTATAGCAGGTGACACTTCAGGTGTAACCGATTGGGCATCTAGTAATGCTCTATTCCTTAAGCAATTCGCAGGTGAAGTCATTACAGCTTTTGAAACAGCTAATATAATGATGGGCCTACATACAGTTCGCACAATTTCTTCAGGAAAGAGCGCACAATTCCCAGTAATCGGTACAGCCGAGGCTAAATACCACACTCCAGGTAACTCTGTGATTGAGGATGAGACTCGCGCTGAGATTCAACACAACGAGCGTACAATCGGTATTGACGATTTGCTACTTTCTGCTGCCTTTGTAGACAGCTTGGAAGAGGCGAAGAATCACTACGATTACCGTTCTGAGTACACTCGTAAGCTAGGCTATGCCCTTGCTAAGAAAGCTGATCAGCAGTTACTATCTGTTGTAGCTAACGCTGCCGAAGGCGGAGCAGCATCACCGCAAGCAGCAGGTGGAGCATCTATTGAAATCACAGCAGGTTCAGCTACAGCTGACGCTGCAATGACTTCAGCCCAACTTGTTACAGCATTGTTTACCGCAGCAGCACGTTTGGATGCTTCTGATGTCCCTGACCAAGACCGTTATGTCGTGTTTAGCCCAACGCTTTACTACAACTTAATTAGTAATGGTAGCACAGGTTTCGGTATCTCTACTTCAGTAGCTAACTCTGACATCGGCGGCTCAGGCTTCGGTTCAGGTAAAGTTCCAATGATTGCAGGTTTTGAAATCTACAAGTCTAACAACCTACCAACCACTAACCAAAGTGATGAAGCAGGTGTAAGTTCTCTAAACGATTACTCACACTCTGCATCTTCAAATGCTTTGAAAGGTGTTGCATTCCACAGGTCTGCAGTAGGTACAGTTAAGCTTAAGGATTTAGCCTTAGAGACTGAATACCAGGTTGAGCGTCAAGGCTCATTGATGGTAGCTAAGTACGCAATGGGTCACGGAATTCTCCGTCCTGATGCTTCTATCATATTGATTGATACTGCTTCATAAGTAGTGTTAATTTTGGGGGGTGTCTTCGGATGCCCTCCATACCCCTTATCATGACTATTCTTAAAACACATACTCGTCACCTCCCTAGCGGAGTGTTAGAGACAGCTGCCCACATCCATTCAGAGACTATTGCTAATGGTGCGCAGTCTTCTATTTTTGATACTACCGCAGCTAAGTCAGTAATTATAGTATCTAATAAGGTTCTTACTATTAAAGTTCCTGCTGTAGATAGTGAGGGAGTAGCCACTACAGATGTAGAGGCCGCTGTTGTGGACTCCGATCTTCATAAAAATCCTACCGCATCTAAGGCAGGGTTTATATCAGGAGATCTAATGCCTCCGTTCTTTACTTTAACTAACGCTAGTGGTGCTACTGCTACCGTGTATATTTACATAATGTATTAATATGGCATTACTAAATACTACAACGGTTAGAGATTCATCATTTGGCTTAGTCAAGACAACTGAGATATACAAAGAGACTGTAGCAGCAGCTTCACAGTCTTCAATCTTTTATTGCTTAGGTGCTAAGTCTGTAACTATTGTTTCAAGCGCACTAGCCCTTGTCTTAAAAATACCGCACGTTGATAGCAACGGCGATCCTACCGCGCAAGAGTCTGCGGTTGTGACTTCTGATTTACACAAGTCACCTTCATCTACAAAAGCTGGGTTCATTTCTGAGTCTGTAATGCCACCTTTTTTTACAATGGATAATACAAATGTATCCACACCTACAGACCTTTATGTTTATATACGGTACTAATCATGGCTTTAATCAAAACTGGAACTGAACGACTTGTCAATGGCACGTTAAAAAGACTTTACGAGGTGCATAAGTTTTCTTCAATGGGGGACAATACTTTCACAGACGCGCTTGAATTCTCAGGTGCGCGGTCTATATGGGTCATCTCTACAGGTGCTTCCGCTGACTTTCTCATCCCTCCTGTAGATGCTGATGGCGAGGCTCTTACGGCTACTGGTGACTATCGTTCAATGGATGCAGGTAGCGCAGGGGCTTATCTAGCACCCACAAGTAGTAAGAATGGTTACATAACAGGTGATGCTATCCCTCCATACTTGTGTATTAAAAACAACTCTGGTGGTTCAGCAGACGTTACAGTCTTCGTAACTTACTAACATGGCTGTTCCAGGAAGAACCACTCAACTAGAAGCTATCAACACTATGTTGTCTGCTATAGGAGAGACACCTACTACCGCAGATATCATTACCGCAAACTCTTCTGCTGATGTAGTAATGGCTGTACAGATCCTGGACGAAGTCACTAAGGAAGTTGAGTCACAGGGTTGGAACTTCAATACTGAATATGATGTAGAACTTGTGCCTGATGGTGGTGATAGTCATATTGTTCTAGATACTGACGTTGCTCGTATAGATTTGGAGGCTCATAATCAAGGTGGACTTGACCCTATCATGAAGTATACAGGAGGTGAGTGGAGACTCTACGATAAGAAAGATAAAACCTACGAGTTCACTAAAACTCTTAAAGCCACAGTTATCTACTACTTAGATTTCATCGGTCTTCCACAACCTGCACAGCGTCATATAACTATACGCGCTGCTCGTATCTTCCAAGATCGTATGGTAGGTTCACAATCCCATCATGCTTTCAACATGCAAGATGAGTATCGCTCCCTAGCAGACTTAAAAGAGTGGGAGGGTGATTCAGCCGACCACACAATCTTCGATAACTATGACATCTACCGCACCGTGAATCGCGGTAACTCTGTACGCTAATGGGTCTACTTAATTCCTCTATCCCTAATCTTCTTAACGGAGTATCGCAGCAAGCTGATGCTCTTAGAAATCCGACGAACTGCGCTGACCAGATTAACGCATATCCGTCACCAGTAGAGGGATTAATGAAGCGTCATCCGACTGAATTTATGACGGATGATTTTACTGTAATTGAGGGTAGTAAATGTTTGGACACCTCATCTCACGCTATCAATCGTGATACAGGTGAGAAGTATTTAGTGGCTGTAAAGCCTACCTATATAGATGGAGGAGAGTTAGAAGTTTGGGACTTAGTTAATAATTACAAGTCTACAGTCCACTACGATCAGGCGGCGGTGGGCGAGGAGTTTGGCTCTGAGCCTACTAGAGCGCATGGTATGATATACCTGAATTCTCTTGTTATAGATGGCGATTATATAAATATCGTCAACTCTAACGGAGTGACTATTAAATTTCAATTCACTACCGATCCTCTCGTAGCTAATGGCTCAGGTAATCCCTCGAACGCCGTTTTTGTAAATATCTACCAAATGACAGGGATTGAGGATCAGGTAGGGGCGTTAGCTGCAGCTATAAGTTGGCATCAATTCGCCTCAACTGGTGCAGGAACTGGTTTTAGGGTAACTGCTCTACACCTTGGAAGTGATAACGACCTGCCAAGGACACTTGGGCAGTTACCTACAAACCACCCTTTATATGTAGAAGGCAGTACTGATGAAACTCCTGGTATAGCGAAGAACATCTTATTAAAACAAGATATTGCAGGTGTTAACGGTAACCAGGATATGACCGACAGTACAGGGCGTATTGACCTCTTCAACTTCGGAGAGAATGGCCTCACAGCAGGTGGTGACGGTGACCCAGGCGATAACTCTGCAATGGAGTCTGACCCTAGAGACTACTTAAAAGCTATAGATCCTGCAACTGCCTTTAAATTCCTAACCGTCGGAGATGTGACTTATGTAGTGAATACAGAGCGTGAGGTGCAGATGCACAAAACTATAACACCTCCTCATGGTTCTGAAGCTATGGTGACGGTTAAACAAGGGGCATATAATGTGAACTATATTGTAGGTGTTGATAATAAATCAATTCAAGTTTCTACAGGTTCTTCATCAGGTGATGCTAAAACTGACACGATAGCTACAAGTTTAGTAACGGCCTTAAACGGTGGAACAGGGAATGTGTATCATGAGGACGAGAGTTTAACAACAGCAGAGTGGGTGAAAGGTGCAGCGGATGGTAACCATTTTAAATTAGAATTACTTGTAACCCCAGGATCAGGCACTCCTACTGGCTCTGATGACGCATTTACTGTTGTAGGCAAGAACGTGCGATTTACCTCAATACCTGGAGGTGCTAAGTACACCTATAAAGGATGGGGAGGGGCAGGTACGACATACCGCAGTAGTTCTTTTAATCTTAATACTGATTATGAGATATTCACAAGTGTCAACAACGGTGACGGCAGGTATAGAATAACACTTAAAGGGATTCAGAATGGATCTGGCACTTATGGGGGATGGACTGTCTATTATTCCCTTTTATGGAATTCTGACACGCCTTCAGGTACTAGTAAAATTAAAAGCCAATACACGCAGTCTGTAGATTTTCCTTATATGGAATTCTCTAGTCAAGGTAGTAATGTTTTAATGCACCCTCTAACCGCAGGTAGAGACTTTACCCTCACCACTTCTGATAGTGTAGGTAATACATATTTAGATGGTTTTAAAGAACGTACTCAGTATCTTACAGATCTTCCAAAGCAAGCACCTAACGGTTTCACAATCCGCGTTGACGGTGATGTGGAGAATAATATTGATGATTACTATGTGACTTTTAAAACTCGTAACGACGAGGCATACGGTGAGGGTATGTGGACTGAAACCTTAGGTTCTCAAGTACCCTTCCAATATGACTATGCCACTATGCCCCACGTTCTTATACGTCAAGCAGATGGGTCGTTCTTATTTAAAGCAGCTAATGGAATTCTTAATGCACCACCTGCCCAAGTACCACGTGTAACTACTAGTAGTGTCGTAGGTACAGTATATGACCCTGATAATACTAACGCAACTAGTGACACTTATATCACGGTAGACAACTTAGTCCCCCACAGTAGGATTCCAAAATACTCTGATATAGTGTTTAGCCAGGGGACTACTGCTCAACGTACCTTAACGGTTGGACAGGCTGCAGAGGTAGACCAGTATGGTAAGGCTTATTTAGAATTAACCACCGCTGTAGGGGTAGACTACGCTAACGATGTAGAGGTCGTGATTAATATTAAGTCCGATTATGAGGCCTTTAATTGGCGAGGGCGTAAGGTCGGTGATATGACTACCAACCCTGACCCATCATTTGTGGGTAAGAAGATAAATAACATCTTCTTCTACGAGAACCGTTTAGGTTTACTTGCAGGTGAGAACTGTATCCTTTCAGAGACTGGTGAGTTCTTTAACTTCTTTAGAACTACGATAATTGACCTACTAGATACAGCACCTATTGACTTAGCTGTATCCACTAATGAGATAGCCCTTCTACGTCACGCTATGCCTTACAAGGGTAACCTGCTACTCTTCTCGGATAACCAACAGTTTGCCTTAGGATCTGGTAGGCAAGCCCTATCTAACGAAACTGTATCGTTAACTCAAACTTCTTACGACGAGTGTAATCCTAAATGTAACCCTGTTGCGTCAGGCTCATCACTCTACTTCGGTTATGATCGTGGGGGATATTCAGGTCTGCGTCAGATGATGCTCCTGGATGCTCAAGGGGATAACTACGCCTCTGCGGATATTACCGAACACGTTCCTCAGTACATCCCTAATTCATGGAAGATGTTGGCTTCAATGCCGCAGCAAAGTCTTATCATTGGTCTACCTGAGGCTACTGATGGTAATATGCAGGATCTATACCTCTATAAGTTTATGGACAGAGGAAGAGAGCGAGTGCAGTCTGCATGGTTTAAATACTCCCTACCATTAATGGGTGACTCTAATGATAAGAAACAGATAATTGGAATCCATGCTATAGATAACATCCTCTATATCTTATGCCAATGGCGTTACAATAATGGGGTAGCGCACACAGGGGGTAAGACTATTCTATACAAGATGCTTATAGAGAATGATAGAGTTGATACTAACTCTATACACGTTACAAACCTCGACTCGCGTGTGGCTTATGATGGTGGGTCAGGGTACTCAAAGGGAGTTGGTGCGCAGGGTATGGTCAGACTTTACGCCCCTCATTCTGGTCAAGAGGTACGCCTCACAGACGCTACTGGATATATCCGTAGGTTTATGTTTACTACGGTACCAGGTACATCTACAGGGGACACGTTTGGGTCTGGGTCAGTAAATGGAGGTGATAGTGGCCGCGGCACTTATGTGCAGATAGATGGATTAACGGCTACTAACGAAAGGGCTGAAGAATTCGCCTTAGCAGTTAATCATTCATCATCCGCCGATTTAAAAATAACAGCTATACAGACAGGTACTTCCGCAGGTTATCCATTCACTTTAGGTGAACTACCTACAACCCACCCTGAGTATGTGGAGGGTAGTACATCGGAGTCTTCAATCACAAGAAATGTATTATTAATCCAAGATGTAGTAGGCACAGGAGGTAATACAGATATGACGGTACATTCCACAGCTACCCCTGTTGAACAACCTGGAGACTTCGCTATATATAACTTTGGTGAGAACGGTCTTCAAGCAGGTCTTGAACCTGACTCACGATTAGTCACAGCATCGTATGACAGCCCAGTAACAGGTAAGACTACATTTACTATGCCCTTTACTTGGAGTGGCTCAGGAGAACCTGTTCAAGCTTACACTAAAGCTGTGGCAGGTAGTGGTGGAGGTGCTGAGTTGACTATAGATAGTTCTGTTGGCTCAGCAGGAACTCTAGTTATTGATGGTGATCAAACCGATGCGTCTATATGGTTCGGCTTTGACTACACCATGACCTACGAATTCTCTAAACCGATCATCCGTGGTCAGGCAGGTAAGGGTTCATCTATCCTTGCTGCAGGTAGATTCCAAGTATTGTCGTGTGACCTTTCTTTTGATGACACGACAACATTCACAGCTACTGTAACTAATCCAGGCAGAGCCAACGATTACACCTACACCCAACTAGCTTCATCAACTGATGTGCTGTCTACGGTGCAGGGGTCTAACGCGGTCACTAGTGGGGACTTTAGAATCCCTATTCACACTAGGTCAGACGGATACACTTTAACAATTACTTCTTCCTCACCATTCCCTGTACACTTTATGTCTGCGGAATACGAGGCACAGTATAATGCTCGAAGCAGGAGAATGAGTATATGAAAACATTAGTAAGAGAGTCCATGCTTTCAGATGCAAAGCCATTAGCGAAGTTTCTCCGTAAGGCTGACTTGCGTGAACTGTATGCTACCTATGGTAAGGATGTAGATGTTGAGGAGATACTTACACAGAGTATCAAGTCCACTACCGATCCTAAGACTATTGAGGTTGACGGAGAACCGATAGGTGTCTTCGGTGTTGTCGATGGCAAGGAAAGTATCCCCACACTTGGTTGGATATGGATGGTTGGCACAGATCGTATCGGAGAGGTTCGTACCTACTTCCTACGTCATTGCAAGGAGGAACTGGAGAAGATGCAAGACTCGTTTGAAGTCTTGTGTAATTATGTAGATGCACGGAATTCTGTGCATATTAAATGGCTTCGTTGGATGGGTTTCTCTTTCTTAAGAGAGGTTCATGACTATGGCGAAGAGCGTAGGACTTTCTATGAATTTGCGAGGATTAATATAAATGTGTAGAGGTATGAATTAATGTGTACCATGGGTGCAGCATTGGGAGGAGCGCAGGGTTGGATGGAAGGCCAAGCAGCTATTTCAGCGTATGAAGATGGCGTTGACCGTTACTATGAGAATAAGGATCGTGTTGAACGGTCTTCTATAATAAAGTACAACAAGCTAGGCATTCGAGCGAGTCAGGAAGAATTAGTGCGTAGCCAGAAGAAAGAGAAACTTCAATCTTCAACCAACAAAGCTACTGCTCGTGCAGTTAACACAGGATCTAATGCAGGTATTGTTGCAGGTAGAGCAGCAGCTATTAATCAAGCGAATATCGTAACTGAGTCATCTAAGGTTAAAGGCCGTATAGACCAAGAGTCTGAACACGCGCTTATGGCGTTTGGATTAGCAGGTCAGGATATAGAAATGACAGGCGAATACAATATAGCTGCAGCACATCCTGGTGAGCCGCCGAGTGGTGCTATGTTATCACTTGGTTTTTTAATTGGTATGGGGCAAGGATATTTGAGTGATAAAGGGTAGGAAAATAAAATTATGCCAGAACGTGAAAGATTAAATATAGACTTTGGATTTGCTCCCACACAGGTGCAACAAAGAGACATTGGTGCTGTTTATGCTGCTCCAGTTGCTAGGAAGTCTGCAAAGACTCAGATGTTTGAAGGACTCGCAAAGTTAAGTGGGACTTTACTTACTGCTTATGCAGGGTATACTAAACGGCAGCGTGCAGAGGAGGAGAAGTTGAAGCACTTATCCGCTGATGAGAAGAGCCGTTTGAATGCTCTTTCTGAAGGTATTGCTCGTGCTGAGACTGAAGATGAGAAAGAGAAAATCATGCGTGACTTCTACAAGCAAGATGTCCAACGCGAGGAGAAACGTGCTATCTATAGTCCATACATAGAGGATGCTACAAAGCAGTATGAGGCAGGAAATGAGATTAGCGATCATTTCGATGAATGGTTAAAGCTTCCTGAAACTCAAGGGTCGTTATCAGACTCCGATGTAAACATCTCCGAGGTGTTTGCACAGCAGTTAGGGAAGGTGCAATGGTCAAGTGATGAGGTGGCTTCGTATGCGAATACCCCAAGAGCAAACGCTGTTTTCAATAGTATTTTAAATAGTAATAAAAATCAGTATCAAGCGCGTCAACAAGCTGTGTTCTTGAACCGCGTTGAAGAGGAGTTCACACATAACACGACACTAGCTATTTCGGCTACCATCATGAATGGTGGTGACATTGGTACATCGTTAGCGTTACAGGGCCAGACCTTCAACGGTAATACAGGTAAGAACGGTGCTAGAGAAGTCATAGCTGCTTCTGTCATCTCTTATAACGATATGATAGCTAATGGCAATCTACAAGATGCTCGTAAATTAGTAGATGCGTTGAGTGGGGGTGATTACTTCCAAGGTAACCCTCTTGCTGTCTACGATGCAGAGACTGTAGGTAAACTTAGAGTAGACCTACTCAAGAGAGAGGGTGATGAGCGAGTAAGAGTAGATAAGGCTTATGGTGCTTTAGGTACTCAATATAAGTCCGATCTAACTACATTCAAGAATCGCTACATTGATGATCTCTTTGAGTCTGGCAAAGATTTAAGAACTATGGATGTAGATGACGTTATGGAAGACTGGGATTTACAATTTAGTCCTGAGCCGTGGAATGCTGTTATTGAAGGAGGGCGCACTAGTTCCGAATATACTGAACACGGTGTGTGGTCAGAGGCTAGAAATTCTCTTCGCACTACTCTACAGAGTATGAAAACTGCTAGTGATACAACTGATTTCAGTTGGGAGCAGACCTTTATTACTGAGGTTCTATACCAAGAGACTCCTCAGGTGGTCAACAGTAGACTTACCGCAGCGTTACAAAATGGTGAAGTAAGTTTAGATGACTTCAAGTCATATAAGAAAACTGTGGAAGCTTTACCTGGCATTAGTGAGGGTATCAAGGAATTCTATTCTGAGTATGATACTTATAAGTCAACAACACGCTCAAAGATTAATAATAAATTAAGCCAACTGAGTGAGTTAGATTTCAGCGAGAAGATAATGTCGAAGTTCAATAATACAGAAATTGAGATGCAGGGGCATCTAATCGAAGGTCGTAGGCTTTTCTATTTAGAGCATAAGAAAGAACTCTCTAAACAAATGCGCTTGTATAAAGCAGGAGAGTTGACGCTAGAACAAGTGGAAGAAATAATGTCAGGCCATGTTGATAGCTATCTCGAAAATATAGCAGAACTCTCAGTAAGTCTCGATTGGTACGATAGTATGGAAGAGTTACGCCCTGCCTTAGTAGAAGCGCGTACTGGTAACAAAGGGCAACTACCAATAGGGGGCGTTGACTCCAACCTTTAATAACAATGGCAATTAACTTAGACAATATACAGAATCCTGAAGACGAGGAGAAAGATCCTAAGGTCGAGGTAACTCCCCCTGTAGAGGTGGAACAATCCGAGGTTGAGCAGGTAGAAGCACAAGAGCCTGTTAACACCCCTCAAGAACCTGGTGGTACAGATGATGCACCTACTGATGGTGGGGGCGAGGACGATCCTTTAACTGAAGAGCAGATGGAAGAGGTGCAGGGTGAACCTGCAGAGGGTTATATAGGTGCGTCGGTTGAAGATGAACCTCAAGAAACCCCTCCAGAGCGTGAGCGTGATTGGGGTGATAAGTTAGCTAGTGGTGCAATGGCCACACTTGACTTTACGTCTAAGGTATTTACCAATATCCCAGAGGGTTTAATGCGAGGTACGCTTACTGTTGCTGAGTCAGGAACAGAGTTAGTTTCTAACGTAGCAATGGATGCCGTAGTGAAACCTATAGTTACGGTTCTAGACTCGGTAGGTGTTATGGAGGGTGATGCAATCCTCGCACAGAAGCGTGTGGATTTCGATTTTACAGAATGGTTAGGGGAGAATGAGTTCGCAGAGGCAGAGGGTAATCTCTTTGCATTCGTAGGTCTAATGTTCATGCCGATACCTGGCTCAAGAGCAGCAGGTGCTACGCTTGCTAGTACACGACTAGGGTTAGGCACAACTAAGATGTTTGCTAAACACGCCCCTAAGATGAAGACTTTCCTTAATACGAATGTAGTAGGTAAAACATTATCTAAAACTGAGCAGATGTACTTCCGCCTTTCAGGTGGTCGCGCCATACAAGCACAGGCTATGAAAGGTGCTTTCTTAATGCCTGCAGATTTTGATACTCTTGTAACTGATAAGGATGAAGATGTAAATGAGATCTATGGTCGTTTGCAGAATATGCTAGACGAGGGTGTACTTGCTCCTATGTTTGGAGGTGCTATTAAAACTCTAGGTGTAGGAAGTGGATTCATTAAGAAGAATGTCCTCTTCCCTTTAGCTGTAAGAATCAACGCAGAGAAAGCACTCCGCAAGGGTTTGAACAAAGCTACTACTCAAGCTGAACGTGATGCTGTTGCTAATCAGGTAATTAAAATACTAGATGATGGTGGTGAAGAGTTTGTAAATAAAGCAGTTGCAAACCACGAGGCTGAATTAGCTGCTGTCAAACAACGTCGTACAGATTTTAATGTCGCTGATGAAGCGTCGGAAGCTAGGTTAACTGGTGCTGATGATGTAGTAGAAGAAATACCTACCCCTGCTCAAGTCAAAGCCGACACTCAAGCAGGTAAAGAAGCCCTTGAGTCTGCTAAAGCTAGTGCAGAAGAAGCAGGTGGTGAAGTTGAAGGGCGTTGGCTCGATCTTGGAACAATCTTCAAAAGTAAGAGTGCTACAAAAGAACTTGCTCGTATGGCAGGTATTAAAGTAACTCAACAAGGTAGCCGTAAGCACCGCCCTATGGCTGAACTCCAAGAAGAAGTTGCAGCCCATTTCAAAATGGCATTACCTCCAGGTACTGGCAGGAAGCCTTCTGAAGTCCCATTCAATGTAAGTCGTAAGTCTCAAGACCGTCGCACACAGGAAGCTTGGAAAGCAATCAATGAAGACCCTGAGTTAGTAGAGGCTTTAAAGATCACCCCTAAGTCTTTAGAGGACGCGCGTATCGAAGCTGAAGCTATATTAAAAGCAGGTGGATATGTTGAGGATATGGGTGCTTTAGGAACTCTTGAGAAAAGTGTACAACAAACTCTATACCCTGCACTTCTGAACTACAGAGTGTTTGATATGGCGATTGCTAAGAGAGTCGAAAAGTTAACTAAGATGTTTGATGCAGCTTCTAGTGGTTTAGACCAGATAGAGTTATCAGCAGCTTATGTAAGAGAGATGGATGACTTAGCAAAGATGTACCCTACTTTAAAACAGGCACAAGGTGACATTGCTAGAGAGTTAGGATTTATGCGTAACATATCTGATAGTACTCCTATTACAAAAGTATTGGATGATGTCGCATCTACCCCTGAGAAGTTTGAAGCTTACCTCAAGGAGATGTATCCAGAGTTACCAGTAGAGGAGGCTAACCGTAAGTTCTTGAAGGCTCGTGAGCGTATCATGCAGATGGCGCGACATAACCCTCAAATTATGGATGATGTGTTGACTTTAGGATCTGGGTATGGCCCTCTAGCTATGAAGGTACTGTTAGGTCAGTACGTTAATTCAATGCTTTCAGGAGTCACAACAGCCATTATCAATACAACAGCCCCTGTACCTATGACGTTTGCAACTACACTTGAACGTGCTGTGGGTGAACTTTCTGAAGGTAATGTTAAAAAAGCATGGACTCATGTGAAGGGAATCATGGCAACTTTAGAAGATGTCCAACACGCTGTTAAAATTGCAGGTAAGGCTGCGAAGGCTAATGACTCTATCCTTGATAAAGGTAGGGCATCGGTAGATGATTTCCACAGCACTAATAATTCTATTGTAGAAGATGTCATGGGAAGGCCACCTAAGAACGGTGAGCAATTAATTGACTACTACAATAACTTTGTAACAGCACCATCTCGTGGTCTTATAGCATCAGATGAATACTGGAAGAATCTTATCTACCGTAAAGAGTTAAGAACTGAACTTCTATTCAAGGCTCAGAAAGAGGCGGCTACTCTACGCGCTGCAGGGGAGGTTGCTGACGAGAAGCTAATCTTTAAAGATTTATGGGAGACAGCTACTCAAACAGATTTGGTATTTACCAGGAACAACCTAGCAGATGTTGCTACGAAACGTGCTAAGGATGCAGGATATGAAGAAGGAACAGCACAGTATAGTGAATTCCATGCTAAGTATATGTTAGATAATTGGGATGCTTCTATTGCAAGTGCTGCTGAAACTTCTCTTAAGAGAGCGCGTGAGGTAACCTTTACGAGCGATCTACAAGATGAGGCTCGTAGTACGGTTGTCCAAGGTGTAGGACACTTCTTTGAAGATAACCCAATAGCGACGCATTGGTTCTTAGGCCCACTATTAAAGTCTAGAGTTCCTTTCGTCCGTGTCCCAACTAACCTAATAGCGTGGTGGGGAGAGCGTCAGGTAGTTGCCCCTCTTCGTGGAGTAAGAGATGTAGGTGTTAACTTACGTCAAAGTTGGAAGAAGATGCGTAGTGTTGTTGATGGTGATTTCAACTACACTCCTAGAACTGCTGAAGAGGCA